ATTTTACCTTTGAAAAATAACAATAACTGATTCATGGATTTACTGAAACGACTTATTAAATCAACAACAGGATTTGTATTTTTAGAAAAGTTTAATAAAGTTTCAACATGTTTTTTTTGTTGTATTGTTTCGCCTAATTGTTGCTTTACATGATCTTTTTGTTCTAGTAACTCTTTTTGTTTTATTTGATGACGTTCAATTTGTTCTTTAAGTATTGCTTCAGTTTTTTGTCGTGCTCGTTTATCAGATTCATTAACAACATTGTCTATTAAAAGATCAATCTCGTTATCAATTAAATTATGTGCTTCTAATCTTGCTATTAATTGTTCAGCAAACAATTCTCTCTTTTTTTTCTCTGATTCTTCAACAATTTGTTCAACTTTATTTAACATATCATTCATTGTATTACTTACTTCTGATCTATCTTGTTTTGATTTTTCAATTCTAGCAGATTCATTTTTTTCTATATTGACCTCTAGTTTAGTAGTTTCTTGTTCAAGTTTTTCTTCAATCGTCTTCTCATTTTGTAATAACGTTACATAAACGTCATAATTTTTTAATGAAGTGTCTGTTAAATTATTATTTGGATACTTGTCTTCAAATTCTTTGTTTCTATCTACAATAGCATTATATTTGCGACCGTCTGTTAATTCACTGTATGGACTTTCTGACTTTATTTTTGCTCTCTTAATAGGATCTGTTTCTGCTGCATAAGCTTCTCTAAAAGTTTTTATTTGAGGTAATTTTGTTTTATATTCAATATACAATGCAAGATTTTTTTTAAATGTCTTTTCATTCTTTTTTTCATTTGGGATATTATTAAAAAAATTGATGTCATCAGCATATGTGTTTTCGCTATCTAACCTTGCATCATGTCTTGTTTTTAATTCAGTTTTTAATTTTTTGATTTTTTTATTTTCAGGTCTTGCTTTTGCTACAATAATATCTGAAGTGTCCGGATATACATTGTCAAATGACATATTTTCATCATCTTTTAATTTCTCGTCCATTTCTTTGGCGGTTAATTTACGGTCACCTTCTGCACCACCTTTAACCAATCCAGATCCGTGACCTAAATTACGTAATCTATCTACTAAAGAAACATTGCCTTTTGATTCTTCATGACTATTTATATCTTCTTGTTCATTAAGTTTTTCAAAAAAAATTGTATTAAGATCATCAAGAAATCCTTCATCATCATTTCCGTGATTTTCAAAAAACTCTCCATACTTATCGTCAAATTCATCATTAATATCATTAGAAGTTGCATTTTCATTCAAACCCAATATGAATTTCAAACGAAATGCAGTAGCCATATTTTTTGGTATGGGTTTTGTCGTTATAAATTCGTTGACAAACATTTTGTCATATTCAAAGTTCCAACCATTATCTTTTAACCAATCCATATTTAAATCATTCATTTTGGCAGAATTTTTAAATTTATTCTCATGTTCTAATTGTTGTTGTTTTAATTTTTCCTCATGTTCTCTTTGTGCTATTTCTTCTTCTTGCTTTTGTTTTATATGTTCCCTTTGTCCTGGTTGATAATGAGAATCTAATAATAAGTCTAAATTTTGTAAATTTGAATTAGCATCCGAAATCAAATTAAGAAAAGTGTCAACATCTGATGAGTGATTATTTATAATAGTTCTATTTGATTGTTGAGGAAAGAAAGATACATTTTTGGAAGGTTTAAAGTTTGATACATTATTTGGTTCATAACTTGATATAACATTAGTCCTAGACATCATATTATTAGAAGGCTGTTGAGCTGATAGAGTACTTGCTGGTAATTGATCAAGACCTAGTTGCATATCTGGATTATCTGAAGGATTTTTCATATTACGCACTGCAATAGTAGCTAGTTTTTTAGAAGCTCTATAAATAGAATTTGGATCATAGTCAATCTTTGTTGATTTCCTTAACATTATTTGAATTATAATATTGTATCATAAAATAATAATTCAAATTAAAACTTAGTATTCTTAATTCAATTGATGAGCTTTTATGTATTTGGATGCTTCACCTAAACTACAACCATTTTGGGCCATTACTTGTTTTATAAGTTGTCCGCGTTTAGATGTATTTTTTAATCCAGCACCTGAACCGCTAGAAGCACCTTTTGTCATATAATTTGTTAACATTTGTTGTGCTACTGGAACAGCTACTTGTTGAGCTATAGGAGCTAATGATTTAGCTACAGATCCTAAACCACTCAAAAAACTACCTGATTTGATTACAGATCCTAAACCACTCAAACAACTACCACCTTTATTTCGTGTTCGTTTAACTTTAGCAGGTAAACCCATACCTAATAATGACAAATCATTAAATATATCGCCACCTTTTTTTGTAGTTTTTCTTTTTCGCAAACCTGCACCACTAGATGCACCTTTTGTCATATAATTTTGTAGCATTTGTGTGGCTACTGGAACTGCAATTTGTTGTGCTACAGGAGCTAATGATTTGGCTACGGAACCTAAACCACTTAAAAATGATCCACCTTTCTTTGGTCTACCTCTTTTTTTAAGCCCTGCTCCACTAGATGCACCTTTTGTCATATAATTTTGTAGCATTTGTGTGGCTACTGGAACTACAACTTGTTGTGCTACTGGAGCAAGTGATTTGGCTACTGAACCTAAACTTGATAAAAATGATCCACCTTTTTTTGGTCGGCCACGTTTCTTTTTTTCTAATCCTGCGGCCATCATCAAAAGTGGCGCAAATGGTGCAGCCGTTTTGGCTACTGAACCAAGAGTATCAAATATATTGCCACCTTCGGCCTTTGATGGCCTACCTCGTCTGTTTCGTATATTACCTCCAGTTTCAACAAGATGCATTGGTACATTTTCAAATGGATCTCGTCCAACAGTCAATGTCCTAGGTTCAGAAGATTGAATATTATTACCACTTTGTATATATTTCAATGGTCTACCACCACCAAGTAAAACACCATCATGTAATTCTTTTAAACCATCTAATTCATTATATAACATTTCTGGTTGGGATGTGTTATTAATCATTTTAAGTTCATCGTGTAATAGTCTATTGGCAATTTGACGATTATATGAATTCATTATTTTAATATATATTGTGTTATATTAAAATAATTTGGATTTGAATTTAATTCATTTTAATTAATTATCTAGTATATTTGGACAATCTTGAAATTCGACCAGCACTCATTGACCCACCGGATGCACCTGACCCATTTGATATTGGTTGTTCTTCTCCTGGTGCGGATGCATCATTAATAAATCCTTTAACATGTTTTTTAACAAGCTTCAAAACATTTGACATTCCTAAATTAGCTAAATTGCCACCAACATACCGACGATAGTCTGTTGTATCCATTGATGGGGCTTGTTCTTTAGTTTTAAGAACGTCTTCTTTAGTCAAAATACCAGTGTTAATAATAGATGTTCCTAATTGAGTAGTAAAAATACCAGAATTTACAGTCACAATACATATTTCTGGATATGCAACCGGAGTAGCAAATTGATTTGTCACAGTGATTGTAAAATATAAGTTGTATTGTCCTAATGATGAACTTGATAAATATGAAGGTAAATTAAAATCAAACACAGGATTTAATACCAATAAACTTCCAGTTGTACCAACATCAATACCATGACCAACCACACCACGTCCATAAGTTATATTACCATCTGCCCCAACTACACCAGTATAATTCGTTTTGGTTTTTCCTGCAAATTCATAAAATGATTGAGCTGACCCATTACGATATGAAATATTATACAATTGTTGTTGACTAGCTGAACTTAAAATACCAGCTGTATTATTAAATGAAATTGACACATTATCAATTGTTAAAAATGCTGATGGATCAGTCCAATTTTGTGTGGACATTGGCTTTCTAACACAAATTAAGATTAAATCTGGAATTTGATTTAATTGTAGTGATTGAGATGTTAACGTTGCACTTTTATACGTATAAATTCCTGTTGTAGCATCTATTCCTGCGGCAGCAATAGATGGATTAGAAGCTGAAGAACTTAAATAACGCGGAAAATCCATATAAGGAACACAATTTTTTGAAGCAACTTTTTTATATTGTTCTGGTTGTAATGACAGAAAATTAAAAAGCATCTTTGTACTTGTAAATGCTTCATAACTTGATGGACTTGCTGCTATCGTTGCTGTTGCATTTGCTGGGTTTGGTTTTAGAACATTTGTCGCTCCTAACGAAATACCTGTAATATATGAATTCATTGTTGAAAATACTCTTGTACATCCTGAATCAATATTTAAATTACAACTTATATTATTAACACCAACAAGACCTGCTTGATTATTTGCATTTGTATTGATCCATGGTGGAAGTGCTATAAAAGGCTCAGTTGTTGTGAATGTAAGAATTATTTCCCATTTATTTAAAGTTGTTCCTCCTACTTGAATCAATGAATTATCATAAGTTACAACACCTACAGTAGCAGGAGCCACAGGTGCAGCAGTAAATGTATGCAAAACATTTGCAATTGTAACAGGAAAAGATCCTCTTGGAACAAAATCTTCATCTAAACTTTGATTATTATATCCACTAAGTACATTATTCATAGCTCCTAATCCATTTTTATACTCGGCATAAAATGAATCTGGTAAAGACGGACACAAACTATTATAACGATTTAACTTTCTTCGATCATATAATCTTAATAACATAGGCAAGATATCTTTTGTATTTTGACTAACCGTAGCATTATTAATGGTCATTTGTTGAGTTGTGCATAAACTATTTAAAGGAAATACTTGCAAACTATCAGTAAGACCATAATCAAAGACAAGTTTATCTGTTCCAGCTGCTAGGTCTGTTCCAACTAAATCTAATTTAAGTGCAATTGTTGATTGCAATAAAAGATGACGGTCAATAACAATATTTTCTGAAGGAATTTGAATGTTAAAAACAATTGATGAAGAACTTGCTGATGTTGCGGTAAAGTCTTGAAAAGTGCTTTGACTTGCACCATCCATGACACAAAATGTTTCTTCATCGGTAATATTACTGATTCGTCCATCTTGAATAAGACACGTTTTAAATGTTGACATAAAATATGATTTCTTGTATATATATTTATGTAAACAAAAAAAATTAGATTATTAAACCTTAAATATATTTTTATACGTTTACAGGATTTTTTAAATTGATTATTTAGTTCTGAGTTCCTGTGAGTACAAACATCAATTTCAAAGAGGCCGAACATCCAGTATTTAAGTAAAATGGAATTAAATTTCCAGCACGTGATTTCCAAAAACATTGAATGTCAATTGAACTTAATGGACTATTTCCAATAAGCTCCTTATATCTGTAAATTGATGGTTGATATACTAGATTGGGTTTGTAAATTCCATTATTGGCTTCAAAATCTGTTATAATGTTCGCTATATTTGAATTATTTGTAGATTGTATGGTTGTGCCATTCATATAAACCAAAGGAGCACTAAGTTGCTCGCATACTATTGGCATTGTATTTGACGTAAACACTATACTCATAACAGGATTCCATACACTTATTGTTGAATATTCTTGTACAAGTAATTGTTTAGTATAGGTTGATATTGATGTTTCTGCTATACCGTATGCATTACATGATATTTGATAATTTAAACCCGTAGTAGATGTTGTACTATTTAAAATCATAGGCAAGGAAGAAAATAATTGATACATAGCATTATTCATATACAATCCAATAAAATCATTTGAAGAATTATTAAATCCGGCTTGATCTGTTATCAAAGTTGCTATTAAATTCGTATTATCCCATTTTAAATATGGTATATTAGTTGTTGGTAAAGTTGTTAAAGATGATAAAGATGCAAAGCAAGTCGCTAATGCCGTATTGACAAGACTTATCACATATTCATAATTATACACATAATAATACTCACAAAAAGATTGTAGACCAGTTTGTGTTGAATTTGGTTTAGGTGGAGCTGATTGGGTTAAATCTTGTGGAATAAATTGAACATATGTTTGAACTGTTTGTCCATTATATGTCATTGACACTGAATAAATGGTTAAATTATAATCTGGTTGATTAGCTTGAATAGTAGGTACAAATATGGGTAAACTGCACGTGTCCAAACTAAATCTAACAATTGACATATAATAATTTTGTGGTGAATATATAAACGGGTTTGATCTTGTTTCTTGAAATGATAAAACTGGATTTGATGAACTGCGAGTATTTAAATTGGTACAAAGGACATCATAATACAATCTTGAAGCGATATGATTAGAGTTAAATGACATATTTTGATTTTTATAATATTGGTTTATAATTTATTTTTAATATCTGAAACTTAATTATAAATTCAAATTCAAATTCAAATGCATATAACAAATATTGAACCATCTAACAGAAAAAATAAACGTTTCAAAATTACCTTATCTGACGGAAGAACATTTCATTTTGGATTAAATAACGGTACTACTTATATTGATCATCATGACAAAAAAAAAAGACATGGATATTGGGCCAGACATTTAGTAAATGACACAGAAAGAATACTGATTCATAATTTTATTCCCAGCCCTGCATTGTTTAGTAGTTTTATATTATGGGGTGATTATGATGATATACATCAAAATATTAAAGAACTAAATAAATTATGGACTAGATATTAATTATGCGTCACGTCAACGAATCGGGAGATAGATTTAACCATTATATATATTTAAATTACCGATTCGTTGACAAGACCTATGAGATACAAAATAAATTAAATGATATAAATGAAAAGAAATGCATCTCTTTCATCTGGTCAACGAATCGGTAATTTAAATATATATAATGTGATAAATCTTTCTGCCAATTCGTCTACGCTATAATAAATGAAATAACCAAAATCAAATAAAAAAATGTGTCTAAATAAGTAAAATTAAAATATAAACCAATAATAAATGACATTAAACGCAGAACATTATGGTACACCAATTGCGATGATTATGACAAAAGATGAAAAAACAAAGTCATCACAAATTATATCATTAGATGATTCCGATCAAGCGAAAAACCCTTTTAATGAATTGACTTTATCAAAACCAGGTCAAATGTTTCAAGTTGTGGGTGATCCAAAAAGAGAACGTGATATTATTTATATATCTGGCCGTTCTGGATCTGGTAAATCATATTTCATCAAAGATTACGTAAATAATTATTACAAGTTAATTCATAAAAAAAGGCCCGTATATTTATTTTCAGCATTAAAAGAAGATCCAACGATTGACCAAATAAAAGGTCTTTTAAGAATTGACTTAAGTTTGGACTTTTTAGAAGATGAAGAAATTACAGTTGCAGATTTTGCGAATTCTTGTGTAATTTTTGACGACACAGACACGATCAAAAGTAAACCCATTAGAGATAAAGTAAATCATTTATTAGATGAGATACTCGAAACAGGTCGGCATTTTAAAATAACTTGCCTAATAACAAAACACTGCCCAACCAACGGCCAAGACACAAAACTCATTTTAGCAGAATCTCATCAATTTGTTATTTTTCCTGCTGGGTTGGGCAATAGATCTTTAAAATATTTATTAGATAATTATTTGGGCTTAGATAGAGACCAAGTAAAGAAAATCAAAAAACAAAAAAGTCGTTGGGTGTGCATTAATAGAGCAACTTTCCCATTAAGCGTCGTAAGTGAGAAGGAATGTTTTATTTTATCAAATAATGATGAGGATGACACTATAGATGTATAACCAAAACAATATAATATAGTTGTGTTTTTATTTTGTTATAAATTATCTCAACATATTTTATAATTAATAATAAATCATGAGTTTCGCTAGTATGAGGGGACAGACCCTATTTGTTGGTAATTTAGTCGGTGAAGGCATAGGATTGGATTTTTCCGACGGAACTTTACAAACAACTGCATATCAGGGCAATTTGTCTGGAGCAACAATTCCAAACGAATTAACAATCAAAAATTCAACAAATTCAACAGAAGTTGTAATTTCCGCTGGTCAAAATTCATCAGGATCATTATTAGATGACTCAATATATTATACTGGACTAAATCCAGCAGAAACTAATCCTAGTGTGTATCATCATTTTGAAGGAGCTGGTGTTAATATTGATACAACTTTAAACGTTTCTGGTATCACAACACTATATGCAGCAACTTTGATAAGTTCTTCATTAAATGTTACTGGTATATCAAATCTTGAAAATTCAGTTAATGTAAATAATTCATTATATGTTGGTGGTACGACGTCTCTTAATCAAACTTTAACAGTTACAGGCACTTCTACACTAAATAATACAAATGTAAATGAAATTTTAAGTGTTTCTGGTGCTACAACATTAGATTCAACTTTAACAGTTTTAGGTGCTTCAACTCTTGGTCAAGTATCACAATCAATAGGTGGAACAGAAAATACAGCATTTGGAGCGGGAGCATTATCAAATCCATCAGCAGGATCTAATAATACAGCGTTTGGTTTTAATTCACTTGAAAATAATACAACAGGAAATTCAAATGCTTCTTTTGGTGATCAAACATTACAAAAAAATACGACAGGATATTCAAATACAGCAATAGGTCATGCAAGCCAAACATCAAATACATCTGGATTACAAAATACATCTATTGGAGCATATTCACTAACAAATAATACATCAGGATATAATAATACCGCATTAGGAACGCAATGTTTACAAAATAATGTTGGTGGTATAAATAATCTTGCAGTTGGTTCTCAATCATTAATCTATAATACATCGGGCAGTGGAAATGTTGGAATTGGTTCTGATGCATTACTTAATAACACATCTGGATATAATAATTTAGGAATAGGATATTTGGCTCTACAAAGTAATACAAGTGGATCAGATAATATTGGAATAGGTTATCAATCTGGGATTAGTATAACTGAAGGAATATATAACACTTGTATTGGAAATAATTCAAATATTACTGGTGGTGCAAATTATTCAACAGCAATCGGATATAATGCAACAGCTTCAGCATCTAATTCAACAGCAATTGGATGTGGTGCAACAACTACATTATCTAATTCAACGGCAATTGGATATGGTGCAACATCTACATCATCTGATCAAATAGTTTTAGGTACATCATCAAATAGTACCAGTATCCCTGGTTCATTAAATGTTGATTCTTATTGTACCGTTACATCAGCAAATGTTAATCAAACTTTATCAGTTGCTGGTACATCTACATTTACATCAGGTTTTAAATGTGGTAATCAATCAACACCTTATATTATGTTAATGGGTACAGCATCAGTAGCTTATGGTGGTAATGCTATAGATGCTTATGCATCAGGTTCTCAAAACACTTGTATACCATCAGTCTGCACATTAAACAATTCAATGTCATTTCCAACTTCAATTGTTGGTGGTTATGCCAATACAAATTATCAATATATTTTTGCCAATTTTATTAGTTCATATAATGGCTCAACAAATCAAATTTATGTATCATTTGTCAATTTAGGCCAAGGTACTGACTACATACCTTCTACAATTTCATTTATTTTATGGGGACAATAAGAAATATGTTCATAATCTAATTTTAAATATATGTCATAATATATATTTAAAATCAAAAATGTCAACAAATGAAATGGCTAAGATGATTGCGTCCGATCAATTCTGTAAAATGTTAGGTTCTGGTGTGAAAGTAATAAAATATTCAGAATTGGAAAAGTTTACAGACATTAATCAAGTTATTCCAGAGCCAAGCGGATATCGTATAATATTAATCGAAACAAAACCATCGACTGGGCACTATGTGTGCCTACTCAAATATAATGACAAATATTTTGAATATATGGATTCATATGGTATGGTTGTTGGTCAAGAATTTTCATTTATACCGCAACAAATGCAACAAATATTAGATGAAAAAGTTCATGTTCTTAATATTTTGCTTAATAACCTTAAATCTGATGGAGGTAATTATATTTGCAACCGCATGAAATTGCAAAAAATGGCTCCAAATGTGAACACATGCGGGAGGTGGGTCGCTACTGCTTGTTATTTCTTTGAACAAGGACAAACGTTAAAACAATTTCAACAATATTTTGTTAATTGGAAAAAGCAAACTGGGCAATCATTTGATACTCTTGTTTGTAATTTTACTCAAGCATTAAATTAACAAACCAATTGAAAAAATATTTTAAGCAATTATTTTTTTGTATAGTATATTATATATAAAAATTAATGTCACTCTATTCAAGCCCGGTTATTACTAGATCATCAGCTTTAGACAATCCGTCAGAAGATGATCATGAACTATTGACAATTACATCATTAGCAACTTCCTCTGTTCTACCATCTTATGTAAAAATTATATCAGACAATATTACAACAAATCAATTATCACAAAAAATAATTCCATTGAAAAATGATGATTATACATTGAATGGTTCAACTTATTCAATCAATGTATTGTTTGACGTCCGATCAAATCAACAATATACATTGAAAGCTAAGGTTATTTATTCTGATGGTAATTTTTCGTCATATTCATCCATGTACACATTTACTAGTGCCCCGACTGTACCAGTTATTCTTTGTGCATTTGGAACTAGTCAAACATCCATCTTTTTACGTATAAATCCACAATCTGAAGTGGAATCATATACTGCAGTTTTGACATATTTGGATTACAATTCAAATAAGCAATTAGATGTTGTAGAAAGTTTATATGCATCTGGATGTGGACGATTTATTGAATTGCCAAATTTGTTGCAAAATGTTGAATATCTTATCAGTATTTATGCAAATAATTCAAATGGTCAATCTTATTTGTCAAATTCTGTCTCATCAACAACTAAACCTCAACCATTACCAGTTACTAATCTTCAAGCAGAATTTGATTTGGATGCATATGTTTCTTTAAGTTGGACAGAACCAGATAATAGCGTGCATTTGCCTATTGATAATTATATTATTCAAGATGGATCAGGAAATGAATTGACAACCGTTTCAGGTAATTCAACCTCGTATAATTTCCCTATGCCATCTGATTTGAATCAATCTTATAGTTTTCAACTAATTGCTGTTCATATTTCAAATGGTCAATCCTATCTATCAAATCCATCTACATCTGTTTCTATTAATATTCCAGAACCTCATGAAGTTCAAAATTTGCATATAACGTCAATTGATCCTAGTACATTATTGATTACTATTAATTGGGATTCGCCATCAAATAATGCAATCATTCGTACTACATCATATAATATTCTTTTGAATGGGAATGTTATTCAAAATACTGGTGCAAATGGTTTTAATTATAATGGTGTTCCAAATCAAACATATTCGTTTTCAATTATTCCTCTTCATAATACATATTCAGCATCTGGACAAGCTAACACAATTAATGCGCAAATTCCTTTGCCTGGAGCACCAAGAAACTTGGTGGCAAGCTTTAATCAATCTTGTGATATTGAATTAACTTGGTCAGCTCCTTGCAATAATAGTACTATAATAACTACATCATATAATGTATATGATGGTTCAAATAATCTGATAACAAATGTTTCAACTACTTCATACACATTATATGATCAAAATGTTGGACAAGCATATGCATTTTATGTCAAATCTGTTCATGCTTTAGTTGAAGGTTTATCATCCATGACATATAATTTGTCAATTCCTCTTCCAAGTGCTCCAATTAATATCACTTCATCATTTGATGCAAGAGGTTATGTAACTGTTTATTGGAAAGCTCCTATTTCAAGTCCTGTTTTTATTGATCAATATAAAGTATTTGATATAACGACACAAAGATTTCGGGATGGTTATTCATCAAATACATTAGATCCTGATCATTTTGACTCAAATTTACAACAATATCATGCAATTCAAACTTTTATTGGAGTTCATGATTATCCTCCTGGATCATCATATTCATTTTATGTTGTAGCGTGTCATAAGAATGCTCAATCTGTAATATCTTCTCAAACTACTGTTACTATTCCTATTCCAAGTGTACCAAGAAATCTATCAGCAGTAATCAATCCAACTGGTGAACCAACTGCATCATTGTCCTGGGATTTACCAGCAAATAATTCAACTATTTCAACAGATTCGTTTAATGTTTATCAAGACGGCAGTCTTATTCAAAATGTGGCTCAAACTTCATTTGAATCTGGCGTACTTATAGCAGGTGTTCCCACAACATTTATAATTAAACCATTACATGCAAATATTGAATATGAAAGTCCAGCTTCCATTACTATTACACCATTTCAATCAGCATCAGCTCCAACTAATTTTGTGGCCCAACCAAAAAATGAAATACTTATTTTGTCATGGTCTGATCCTTTAAATATTGGTGGTGGAACTCCAACAAAATATGTGTTATCATATGGTTCTACAAGTTTAGATATTGCAATCAGTCCTGGTTCATATTCTCAAACAATTTCTGGCTTAACAAATAAATCAACATATGTTTTTAGCCTGAAAATGATTACCAATTCAAATGTTAATGGTGCTACGGCTACATTATCCGCAATTCCTACAGGTATACCCATCATAAACTCTATAAATTTGACAAATGGTGTCTTAACAGTATCAATTGATCAAAATGGGTCTTCACTGGTTGACAATTATACTGTAGTTTCATATAATTCATCAAATATACCTATGGTTTCGTTTTTCAATACTCCTTTAGCCGTTAATGGAATTGTTAGTATAAGTCAGTCATTAGGCGTCTCATCTAAAGCAACATTAATTGTGGCCAATATTGCTGGATTATCTGCTACTAGCACCCAATAAGTTTTTAGTATAAAAACCATTAATTTTCTTTCAATATAATTTTTTTATTAGTCTAAATTATATATATAAAACATGTCTTCAACAAATCAACCAACATCTCAAAGTATCTCAACTCTAAGTCAGTTAAAAACTGGTAATCTGCCGAAACTTAAGCTCTCAAAGAGTGCAAAATCTAAAGTCTTATCAAATGAGATCAAAACATTTATTGTGAATGATATTAAATTGATTCCTAATTTTGAAACTATGAATACAGATTTAGAATTGGTCAAACACATCTGCAATATGGTAGAGGAATTAAATAGGAAAGAAGTTGACCCAAAAATTGACAAAAAAGCTATTGTATTAGATGTAATTAAAACATTATTTCCCGATTTGTCCGTAGATCAAACAATGATGATAGATACTTTTATTGATTTCATTTGTCAAAATGATATGGTCAGCAAAATTACAACTGTAAGTAAATTTGTTGGATCATTAAAAAAAATTTCAACTTAAATACACTAAATGTATCTCAGTTCGTCCTAAACCGATTAGAAGTGATTTTTTATAATTCCTTACAAAATGCAATCATACCAGCACAATATAATATTTTAAATTCAACTAATCAAATTGTAGCTTATGTGATCTTGTCTAAACTTGGTGTCAAAGTAGCAACCATCTCAATTATCTTATTATTCTTGTAAGTTTAATTTCATATCATTATTTTCTTTGATTATTATATAAAGAAAATAATTTAACATGTTTTTTGCTAGCGTATTTTATTGTGTAAATAATGATGTATTTCACAAGACAGAATTTTTTAATACAAGAATAGAAGTTCACAAATGGTGCAAAACAAATTATGCCAGATTTCTGCTTAATTGTGAGACACATTTAGAGGAGGCATTAGAGGCAAATCATCTAATGCCCAAAATGACCTATAAAGATGGTCATTTGTTTAACTTTGATTATGGACCAATTAAAACAATGGAACCCGAAATAATTGATGAAGGTTATGATTCATATACAGAACGTCAAATAAAGAAATAAAAACAGATCAATAAATTCATTTAGCGTCTTGTCAACAAATCGGTAGATAGATTTAACCATTATATAACTTTCAATTACCGATTCGTTGACGAGACCTATTAGACGATAAAACAATTTTTAATGAAATTAATTGAAATACATCTTTAACATCTCGTCAACGAATCGGTAAATTAAATATATATAATGGTTAAATCTTTATGCCGATTTGTTGACGAGACCTAAAACATCAAAGACGTAACATATTTTAATGCTGACGTAAATAATAAAGACGTGAAATAAAATAAAATAAATAAATAAAATAACTTAAAGGTTTATTTTATAATAAAATTTATATAGTAAAAGTATAATAAATAAAAATAATAATGTTTGAAACAAAAGTAAAATTCGCACTTAAAAATAATTCTAAGTTACCATGTGTTAAATGGTCTAATCCTAAGAACCACAAGAAAGAAATCAATGCAAACGTATTTAATGTCGGGCTTATTACAGGGCCGATTAATGATATTATTGTTGTTGATGTTGATGCAAAAAATAACGGTATTGAAGAAATGGATACATATTACGCAGAATTCGGAGAACCACAAACTATTAAACAAACTACACCTAACGGAGGATATCATTTAATCTTCAAATATACTACATCAAATAATGATGATCAGTTTTTGATTGATAATTATTTAAAAACAAAAACATCTTTTAGAAATGTTGGAATAGATATAAGATCAAAAGGTGGTTATATTGTATTAGCACCATCTAAAATTGATGATAAATGTTATCAATTTGTAGAAGGTCGTAATGAATTATTAGAATTACCTCATTCATTGATTGATTTCTTATTAGATGGACATAAAATGAATAAAAAAGTTGAAGAAATCAAACATTCATACAATTCTAACTTTATTTATGACATATCAGATAATGAATTGATTGAAATGTTAAAACGTTTGAATGAATCATATTATAATAATACAAATAGATGGATTAAAATAACCAATATATTATACGGTTTGAATAAATTTGTTATTTGGAATGATTGGTCTACTTTGTCTACAAAATATGATTATGATAAAAATATGGAAATATGGAATAATATAAAACCAACTTATGATATTAATTATCTTAGACATATTTTGAAAATGGAACCTATTAATAGATTTAAAAAGTACAATATGTTAAGTTCACAAATTCCAACAAAACAAATGAATTCAAAATATATTCAATTAACAAAAGAAGATTATGTAAACTCTGATACACTTATTATGAAAAGTTGTACAGGAACAGGCAAGACCACAACTACAGCTCAAACAATTAAACAATATAATTTGAATTTAAAAAAACCAAAACGTATATTATCAATTATATCTAAAAAGTCATTAGCATCACAACATATTAAATCATTTGCTGATGCTGACATAAATCTAATAAATTATCTTGATAAAAATAAAACATTATCACATGATAATATTGTATGTTGTATTAATTCTATTATGTTATTTAGAGATGTACATGAATATGAATTTTCAAATTATATTGTATATATTGATGAAATTTCAAGCTTTCTAAATGATATTACACATAATGAAACTCTTAGAGGCAAATTAAAATTATGTTATCAAATTTTAATGCGTATTGTTAGAAATTGTCATAAATTAATATTATCAGATGCTAAAATTAATGATAATGTATTTAATTTCATTCGAACACGTGAACAAAGAAAACCTAAAACAATATATATTGAAAATTTATATCAAAAATATGCTAATATTTCAGCGGTACGAGTTAGAGATGAACAATTACAATTAGATATGATGATTGAACATGTTAAAACAGATAATTATTTTCTATGTGCTTCTGATTCTTGTAAAACAATAACAAAATTGTATATGGAATGTTTAAAATATAATACAGCTGATAAATTTATTCTAATTACTGCTTATAATCAAATTGAAATTTCGGATGCTTCAGAACAATTTAAAGATAAATTTGTGTTCTATAGCCCGAGTATAATATTCGGTATAGATTTTAGCATTGAAATGGCTCAAGATGTATTTATATATAACAAAGGGCGTACATTAGATCCATCTGCTATATTTCAACAAACAACAAGAACTAGAAACATTAAAACGTTGTATTATTATTCAGAGTTAAAAAATTCTGATCCTTTTTATGAAAAAGTAGAAGATTGTAAACAATTATATTCAAATATTCATCAAACATCAAAAGAAATTAATGAAGTATGTGTTTTTATGAATGAGAATGACATGGAAACAATTGTAGAAAACACATTTTTTGATATATTTACATATAATGAATATGTGGCTGATATATATCAAACAAATAAAACGGCTCATTATGAAAATATCTTAAAAACTAATGGGTTTGTATTATCTCAAATAGGTAATGTGAAGAAAATATCAAAGACAATGAATGATGAATTAAATCAACCTTTAGAAGAAATCAAAGAACAGGCATTTAATGATCTAATTGAAACTGGACATACCGAAGATTTATTATTGTCATCTAATATTCATATGTTGAAATTAGAAAATATTGATTCGGAAATCGTTGAAACATATAAAGAAATTATTTGTGATAAATTTAAATTAGAAGAACACCTTAATATTATTCGATCATTGAAAGATGAAGAATTTATTCAACAGAAAATATTTGACTTAGAAAGAGATAATTATAACATATCTGTAATGTCATCAACATATCATAAAATTAAACATATTCAATATTTAGAATCACGAATGAAGATTAAAAGATATCAAGTTGATGTCAAATTAGATGATATAACATTATTTGACATATCAGAAAATGAATACGCATTAATATGTAAAGTTTTCCGAATTATAAGAAAAAAACCATCAAATAAAGATGATCTATTCAAATTATATGTTAGTATGTTAAGAAATATTATGACATCTGATATTGTAGTATCTAAAAAAGGAACGACAAGAAAAAATCAAAAAATAACTTATACATTAAATAAAGATTTAATTAAATTCCATATTCAATTAAATATGTATGCAAATCCATACTTGAGAAATTTTGAGAATGATTTATTATTGTATGTTGGAATTGAAAAACCAATACCACCTAAAACAATCAAAAAAGATGATTTATTTATTGATGAAGACGCGGAAATATTGTATAAAAAGTCAATGGCTTATCATCTAGATTTCGGATTAGCAGCAGAAGATTAAAATCTTCTTTCAAAATACTGTTCAGCTACCTTCAAGGTCTCATTTAGTCCATCAATAGTTTCAATATTATAGCCTAATTGGTCTCCTAGGTCTTCTAAATATCCCTCAGCATCTTTTTGGACATTTTGACTTATCCATGCGATGGCTTTTTTTAATTTAAAATTAACAATTTGATCTTTGTTAATTTTTGGTTTAATATATTCAATGTGTACTTTAGGTTTTATTGTATGTAAAGATGATTTTTGTTTATTAACGGGTTCAATTTTATAATCATCATCTGAATCAATTATTTCGTCAACATTTTCGTTCATTTTTTGGACTAATATGTCCCCACCAGACATTTTTAATTTAGTTTCTAATTCTTTTTGTTTATTCATTCTTAATTTGTAATATTTCTTTTGATATTCCCTACGTTCTTCACTCGTTTTGTAAGTTTTATTGTCCATTATATATTATTATTAGATTATTTATTTGACGAAATAAAAACGAATTGACATTTTCAAACGGACGAATTGACATTTTTAAGTTTATTTAAATCCGTCAACGAATCGGTAATTTAAAGTTATATAATGATTAAAATATCTTTACCGATTTGTCGACGGTATAATAAAGTATATACTTATAATAAATAATTTAAATGAATATTAAAAATAACTTAAACAAATAATATATAATATAAAATATATATAGAAAAGAATGAGTTCAGGACAAATATTTATTGTATCAAATGAAGTTTATACTCAATATGGATCAAATGTATATATGATTGGTTGTTCATCTAATGTATCGGACAAAATAGCCGAATTGTCTACAGCATTTATGAAACCGCTTGAAATTAAATTCTTATCAAAAAAATCAATCAATATTGAACAAATATTAACAAAAGTATTTAATGAGTTAAAATACAATAGATTATCGCCAGAAAGGGCGTTTTTTATGTTACCAAATATTGAAATGGTTCAACGAATGATTAGTGATTTTATTATTGATTATTTGCTTACAAACGAAAAACTTGATAATAAAAATGATGATCCATTTATTGACGATGAACCTATTTTAAAACCAATTACAAAGAAAATAGCAAGTTCAAAAAAAAGTATTTTAGACACAAATATAGCAGATTCAGATATTGAAGATTTCAATATATTTAGAGATTTATTGACAAAAACAGAATGTATAAAAAAGGTTAAAACAACAAAGAAAAAAGAAATAAAATAAATCAATTATATTATTAATATAATTTAACTTAAAAATATATAATATAATATATATTAAGAAAAAGAAAATGAGTAATTATACTGTAGAAATATTTAATGATAATGGTGATTTGATTCAAGTTGAGAACTGTAATAAATTAACTGATATAAGTAAAAAATACAACATCCCATATGCGACACTTTATAATATTGTAAACGAACGCTGCTTAACTAAGTCCAGATTAAGTAATAAAACTAAACTATTAATGAAAAAAATCCGTGTCTCAACAACAATAAATGAAGCATTAAAAAATGTTGGTGTTCCAATTGTTGAGGAATATGTTGAACCAATTCCAGCTGTATAAAATTAATTTAATTAATAGATTGTTGTATTAATTAAATTATCTGTTTTAAATATCAATTGGAACTTCAAGATCAAGTTTAGCATCTTGTAGTTTCTTTGCTTTTTTTTCTGCTTGTTTACGTTGAAAATACTGTCTCCGATATTCTTTTAACTTTTCTAAGTTCTCAATTTGATATTGTTTTTGGTATTCATCAATTTTTACTTTATTAGCGTCAGCATATTTTTTAATATTAGCCTTTGATTTCTCTAGGTTATTATTGTAGTATTCCTTATTTGTTTCATTAATTTTTGATTTGTTTTCAGCATAATACACTTGCTTATATTCTTTCTTTGAGCGTCCGGCAACCTTTTTATTTACACATTTTAATGTTTTAATAAAATGACCTTCTCTTGTACGCAACTGATCAACTGTTTCGCATGGGTAATTTTCAATCAGATAGATCACACAATTTTCAACGCCAAACTTGTCAAATATATCATATGATCTTGTATGGCTACATTTTTCTTTTTTCCATTGAACATATCCACTTCTATGTTTATCCATTCTTTGACTCAAATATTCTTTTGTTGTTGAACCGATATATACGTCTCCTTCTTCATGCTCACAAGTTGGTTCAATTTTGTAGATTTTAGAATTTTGGTAATTTACCATATTTTACTATATTATATACTATATTATATATATATTTATTAATGTTTAAGTAAAATTAGACATTAATTAATTGATTAAATTAATTTATTTAGGTTGAATCACCGTGATACTAAGTTGATAGAATTTTTCAAATTTAGTTGAATCCTTGACTTTATTTTCCCAGTAATCCGCGTATGACTGTAAATTTAAGTTATTTTCTGCTAAAGTTTTCAGCGTATACCATTGCACATTATTTAAACCACGAATGATACATTTAGAACCAGCAGGGATAAATTTTTCATACATTTTCTTTATTTCTTCAATTTCAATAGGTTTTTTATCTTTGCGATGTAAATTAATGGTTCTTTGAAATGCATTAGTTGTTTCTTTGATCTCAGTCAAATTCATATTGTATTTATTT